GGCGACTTGAAACCTACCATAGTCATAAAATCTACGGTCGGAAACGTCAGCCGTCTCATAGGCGGGGTCGCGAACGTATAAAACGTCGAGCCCCGAGTACTTTGGATCACATTCTATGGCGTGAACCAAACTGTTTGAAGGTTTGCAAGAAACCGCAAACTCGCTATTCTCCATTTCTACCTTGGTAAGATAGACCCTATCTATGGAGTTATAGTTGGTGGCGAAAATCACCGTGCCAAGCGAACCGCCAGCAGTGATGTCACTGCTCATGGTCTTGTAAACAAAAACCATGCCGTGTATCTTATACTGGCTATATTGCTTGGCCATAGTAGACAACCAAGGAAAGAGCTCCTTGTTTGCCGGATTAATCAACTGGCTAGCCAAATTAAAATCCGTAGGATTCGAAGGCACAGCGAGATCTCTGATGAACTCGCGGTGCCTAACCCTAATACTATGGTCGTTCTTAACGAACTGGGGTACCATATCGACAGATGTAGAAGTCTGCGACAGCGAGTTAGCTCTGACTCTGTAATTGCCATAGCCTGTCACTGCTGCGATTCCAGCACCGATACCCTTGCCCGCAAGAGCGCCGAGAGGACCATATTTGGCCCCCATCTGGGCGCCCTTGCGGGCGAATGATCCTTTGGGTATAGCCCCAAGGACCTGGTCTAGCTTAGAAGCCATACCGCGGAGATTAAAAGTTTGGTAGTTTCCTCTACCTTTAATCCCCCTTCCCCCCATTTTCTTAGCCTGGGGGCGGGCCTTTCTTGATTTAGTCATCTCTAGGGAGGAGAAGCTAGAGCATTGGCGCGAAACTCTAGGTACGCTTCAAACCTCTCGACCAAATCGCGATCCGGATGGTTTTCCATCTCTTTAGACCAATTAATTTCCGAAGAAACTATATCGCGAGAAATGGTAGTCTCATAAAACATCCTCTCATATGAGGACAAATGAGCCTTCCAGCCTCCTCCAGGCTGTCTAGTGAATCCATGCGAACAGAATTCAAAATAGTCTGCCCCAAACTGTACGGCGTCACGTACAGGGACATTAAGCTGTTGGTACTTCCACACAAGAGATCCAACAGTAGTCGAATCCCCAATGTCGAGCTCGGATATCTCTAAGCAATCGTCGCCATTAGCTATAGGTATAGACCCTACGGCATAGGCCAACGCGCAACGAAAATTACCATTGGAGGTAGTGGTAAGAAAACCACCGCTTCTCTGAACCTTATTGTCCATAAAAGCGTAAACATCTCCATCAGCTGTCACATATAAATTAGAACACAAAGACATACTCCACCACTGATAGGCATTCTCGAACTGGTCGGCAAAACTGTCATAGTTAACACAGGTTTGCCGCATAACCCAGTAAGTAGCGAGAGTGCCCTCGCCGACAAAATTCATATCCCATCCAGAAATATCACTGGATATGGGACCTTTAACGGAAGCTCCACAAACGTTATTGAATGAAGCTTTATTTCCGTCAACCTTGTCACCAACAAAAGTTGCGTGCTCATCGGTGAAACCCATACCCTTCATGGTGTCCATGGCGGGAAAAACGTAGGTTTCGGCGTCGGTGAACTCCTGATAAAACCACCTCGTACAGAGCTGGTCAACCAAAGAGGTACTACAAATAGTCCGGGGCAAAGGCTTATTAACCTTCTGCGCCTGGTTCTTGGGGAAAACATAATCGGGATCCCTCAATCCCTTCACATACCACAAACGAGGATCTGCCTGACATTCTTCAAAATCTTGCTTAGTCATAGACACGATCTTCACAAGCCGCTCAAAAACAGCTTGTTTTATTGCTTCTCCGTGACGGAGGAAGATACCTCCGTTGGTTTGACCTCCGGGGAGGAGGTAATAGGGGAAGCCTGGGCCGGCGGAGCGGTTAACTTGTTCAACAAGCAATGGGTACCGCTTTTCAAAGAACTCGCGGAAGCCTGGGTTAGAGCCTTCCAATGTCTCGTGTCGACCTGGGAAATCGCATGAAGCAATTCCGGGGAAAGGCCAACGGTGCCCTGAAGCCCGAGCAGTTTCGCCGACGCATCGAGCTGCGCTTTCGAGGGCTGCCTGAGAATCGGTGTCGCGGCCGATGCCACGCTTGGCGTGGCTTGCTGCGAGCGCTCGTTTTGTTGCCTCCTGCGAGAGTTCTGGACAGTAGTATCCTGTCTCAATCCCTGGCCAGTCGGTGGCGAACCTCTGCCAAACGCCTTCAACCCTCCTTTGTCTTCCTTTACGAGAGAATCTGGAAGTGGCGGTGGCGACGAGTTCATAGTAGGCTCCGCCGCCATTGTATTCCCCGGGTTGGGGTTCGCGAAATTTGACATTTGCGAATTCATGGCATATTGTTGTGCCTGGGGTGCAAACCCCATATACGTCTGGCCGTACGGGTAACCGGGATAGAAACTCTGGCTCGCCATCATCCTCTGCTGGTACTGGAGGATAGCTTGGGGATTCGCCTGGGCCCACGAATGAGCCGTGTAGGTCGATCCGGGTTGCTCCCATTCCCTCAGAGGGATAGGGCTGTCCTTCCGAATCGTAGGCCCCGGAGGTGGAGTCTTGCTCTGAGCCTGAGGCTCGTCGAGCGGAGTCGGAAGGACAAGCTCCTGAGTGATCTCCGAGGTTTCCGGAATCGCAGGAGTCGCTGGTGCCGCTAGCCGCGGTCCCGCGGGTTTCTGGGGCGGCTGCCGAAAATCCGTGTGCTTGACGGTTGGTTCGTCATGCTTAGTCACGTAATCAGGGGCCTTCTCGATAAGTTCGAGGAGCATTGGACTGATCGTCTCATTCTCCAAAAGAGAGGCGAGCCAACCATCGCCGTCGAGCTGAGTAGCTAGTTTTTCCCTAGTGTTGAACCCACCCTCGCTCTCAAGCAAGTCAATAAAAAGCTCAACCTCAGACCTAAAGCCTGCTTTGAGAACCTCGGCCTCGAGGCCAGTTTTCTCAGTCCCTATCTTCTTAAGTGCTACGAAGCGCTTAAAATAGTCACGAGCTGTAAGCTCGAGCTTCACCTTAGCGGTGGCAATCCTCTGTTCAAGGACATCTTGAGCCCTCTTCCGAGCTTCG